CTGTGTAGAAGATAATTCTATGTTTGAGGCATCTAATTCTAATCCTTGTGATAATTTTATATCAAAATTTGAACCATCAAAAGAAAGATAATTTGTTGCACTTCCTGCTAATTCAAATTTAGTCGTACCACCATCTGTTCCAACTATAAATCCTGCCGTAGATTGGTCAAAGTGTGAAAAACTTGTTTTTCCAATAGACATAAACCTATCAGTACCATCATCTTTTAGTGTTATGGAATTCGCTGCTCCAATTTGGATAAATGAAGTAGATGCTCCAACCATCTTAATTTTACCCTCACCAAGACTCATACTTGCGTGTGTAGATGATAATTCTATATTTGTAGCATCTAACTCAAGTCCTTGTGAAAGTTTTATGTCAAAATTAGAACCATCATATGATAGGTAATTGGTAGCACTTCCAACCATTTCAAATTTAGGTACGGTTGAATCCATACCAACTATAATACCTTGAGTAGATTGGTCAAAATGAGTAAAGGAAGTTTTACTTCCCATAGTCATAAAGTTATCGGTAGCCCCACCTTGTATTATTACTGGATTTGCTGAACCAATTGTTATTTTTGCATTTGTTCCATCCAATACAATAGTTTGATCATTAAGTGACATGGACTTTTGTGTAGATGAAATCTGTAAATCACCATTATTTGCATCAAGTTCAAATGTTCTTGTATCAATATCTACACCAGTATCAAATTTAAAATGTCCTGCTGAACCTACAAAAGAAACTTGTGGTCTATTTTGTGTGTTATTATGTGCTAACCATACACCTTCAGTTCCGTAACTTCCACTTCCCCCCATACCAATACTGATATATGGATTTGCATTTCCACCTTGAAAATGTAATTGACGATTTGTTCCCAACGACATTGAAGCTTCTTGTGAAGATAATTCAAAACCAGTCGCTACTATATTTAATTCTGTAACGGATATATCAAGGTCTGAACCAGTAATTGCAAATGAACCATTATTAAATGTTATTCCACCATCGTCATCACCAAATCTGAAATTACCATCACCATCCATATAAACACCACTACCAGTAGTCATAGAGATAAACCCTACATCAGGACCCATCTTAAATGTAGGTGTACCACTTCCTTCCACAATCAATTTACCTTGTGGGTAACTTGAGTTGTGTCCAAAACTCATAGAAGCGTGGGTTGTAGAGACTTGTATGGTTGATGCAGATATTTCAAGTTTTTGAGATGCTATATCTAAGTTACCATGCTGTAATTTTATAAAATCGGTTGCGTCACCAATATGAAATTCAGGATTCGCATTATTATTTGCGAACCAAAAACCTTCAGTTGTAGAATCTACACTATTTTTCCCAGTTGCTATGTATCCCTTGGCGTGATTTCCAGATATTTCGATTTGTTTCGAACTATTAGAACCAACAAAAACTTTACCTTGTGCACCATCAAGTTTAATAGCATGACCACCATCAGAGGTTTCACCTATCGACATACTTGCGTTTGTAGAACTAATTTCAATATTATTTGCGTCTAATTCAAAGGCATTTGATTGAATTTCCATATTTCCATTAGAACCACTAATGTAATTACCATCGGATACACTACCAAGTAGGAATGTTGGAGTGACTAATTGTATTGAACTACCACTAATTACTGCTGTATCAGTACTTATATCTAATAGAGTTCCATTAAATTTTATATGTCCACCAGTTCCCACCGCTGAAAACAATGGTGTTGTACCTGCCGCAACTGCAAGCATTATTCCTATCTCACCATAAGCTTTATCTTGAAGGGCTACACTTGGTTGAATAGCTATAAATGGACTATTACTATTACCCCTCATAATAATTTCTTGACTTGAACCCAATGACATGGAAGCATGTGTCGTAGATAGTTCAAGTGTAGGTGTATCTAATTCAAATAAAGTTGTCTTAATTGATACACCATTACTCGAATCATATCTTAAAAAGTTTTGGGCTCCATCACCAGCGTAAAATCTTGGGTTTCCACCATTATAACCCAGTTGGATTCCTTCATTTGCGAAGGTATGAGAGTTTATGGATATTTCTGAATTATTTCCATTTGCATTAAGTCTAATTCCAGCTCCTGGACTTGAAAAGTTCGTATCATTAATAGTCCATCCACCAATACTACCTCCAGTAAATTTAGCATTTGAACCTGTTACATCACCATTTTGTTTTACATTAAATTTTGATGTACTGATGAACATATATCTTGGGTCATCAACCCCACCTTCTAATGGACTACCACTAATGAATAGGTCACTACTGAATAAAGAGGAACTACCAATTGTAAATCCACCGATTAAACCTGAACTTGCAGATATTGAACCTTGAAATGTAGCTCCACTTGCAAATAAAATACCATCTTTATCCACACCAAAGTTCGGCCCCATTTTTATGTAATAACCTGACGAGTCACCACCTTCAGGTGTAAAGTCTATATAATACTCATCTCTTAATTGTGGAAAAGCTGCTGAACTATCAGTATTAGGTCCTTGGTCTGATTTATAAAGTGCTGCACCATCTGCATCTAATGTAGCATTTGAACCTGATAATTTACTACCAAATATTTTCCAACCAGCTATTGAACCTGATTTAAATGTAGCAAGACCATCAGATGTTATAGAGGCAGATGCGTTTAATACCGTAGAAGGTGAACCTGCTATAACTGCTGGTGTTGTAATTGAATCAACGGTGATATCACCACGAACAGTTAATACATTATCTATGTATTGTAAATATTGAGCGGCAGATTTGTCACCGAGTAAAACTGCAGAACCTGTTATTTCTCCAGTATCTTTTAATTTTAATATTTCACCAACAGAAACCGTTCCCTCAGAAACATCTAATCCACCTACACTTCCACCCTCAAGTTGTAATGACGATGCTGATACCTCACCAGTTGCTCTTACTTGAAAGTTGGATGATGATATGAAAAAGTCCGTACCTGTTGCAGAACCACTTATAAAAAAGTTTGGTCTATCATTAGGTCCTGAAAATAAAGAGTCGTTATTAAGTTTAAATGCACCTATTGATGCGGATACAAACTTAGCGAAACCCTCAGATGTAATGGCTGCCAATGCAGTTTGTGCATTAGTACCAGCTGGAGAAAATATATTATTAACACTTAAATCAGCATCAATTACAGCGTCAGCACCTATTTTGAGTAAATTATTCTTTGGGTCTAAGTGAAACAACGATGAGCTAATTTCAATATTACCAGTACTACCACTTATGAATTGTAATGGCTCTTGACCTATAAAAAATGCATCTGTTCTGATATCGAGTTCTGCTGGGTCTGTTCTAAATTTAAAGTAACTTCCACTATGCCCAACTAATTCTAATCCAACTCCACCGTTTGTATAATCATCTGTAATGTTTGATAACACCGAACCACTATATAGTAGAAAACCAGGTCCTTGACTTGGATATGCTGAACCACTTGTAAATCCTTTATATCCTATACTACGGATAAATCCTGAACTTACACCTGCCATTTCGATACCACCACCGATTGAACTACCGATATACATGGAACCACTTAATACATTATCATCTCCAAGTATGTAAGAATTACCACCTTGAAATGTTGATGCTGAAGCAAATGATATTGTTTCTGCAATATTATTATTTACATCATAAAATTCTGCCAAAAACTCGTAATCATCAGGTCGTTCTTGAGTTAATGGTGGTACAGGTGCTATAACTTGTATAAAATTAGGTGAAAATCCAGTATCAGTAGCAGGAGTAATACTTACATCGGATACATGAAATCTTCCACCAAATACTACAAATTGTAAAACTCCTGTTCCATCCCTTACTGGTGAAAAGGTCTCGTTTATTGTTCCGAAATCTTGTATATTACCATCTGTAACTTTTAAGAAGCCTGGTTTATTATTTATATTAGTTAATTGAAATCCAAGTTGACTTCCAAAATCATGGTTGTTTTCAAAACCTGAACCCGAAATAAATATTGCTGCTAAACCTTGATTTGATATGGATTCATCTATATTTGTTTTAGGTCCTGTGAAACCTAATACATTTGCACTTATTTCATATTCCGTATCTTTGAGGTAACTTATTGGTAATGAACCAGTTTGTTGGAATAATAGGAAGTCATCCTTACCTAAATTCGATCCTGAAACCGCTACTGAATTTAATATATATTGAGAGTCTTGAGTCAATAATGTATTTGAGCCAGATGACCAATATAAATTTACATGGTCTTGACTGTGAAAGTAACCAATTCTTTGATTACCTGCTCCAAATACATTAAATAATAATTCAGGTGATTCAATTTGTTGGTCGGACACCATTTCAAAATCACCAAAGGCATCCTTATTTCTTGCGTAAACTTTAACCCTATCTATATCTCCACTAAATGTTCTTAACCTTGATAATCTAATATCAGCATATGACCTAAAATTTACAGTCGATATTGATTGAGTTGGTAATGGTGAAAATGAAGCAGTAAACTCAAACCCTTCATTTGCTAGTGGAACAATTACTTCCCTTTCAGGTGAATCTTCATCGAAACGAGTATCTATTATTGTAAATGGTGTACTTGGTATTAGTGTTTCGGCATTTTTAACATTCTCAATGTCACTTTTATATGAAGTAGGAACTTCATGAAAATCTTTAAGTTCAAATTTAGAAGTATCAACTTGAGGATTTTTTATTGTTAATTCACCACCAATTAATTTTGCATCAAATTCACTACCCGCCTTTTTAGTAATGGTGAATTTATCCCCTTCTGGTGACGAACGGCGAGCTCTTCTTCTACCCTTTCTTACAAATGAATTATTACCACCACCACCGAATAGTTTAGTACGAAATGTATTTTTTTCTTTCTTAAGAAATTTACCAGGTTCTTCAATTTGTTTGGTATTTGTTGTATTACCTAATTCCTCAGGTGATGGTTCACCAGTAACATTACCTGTTTGTTGAGCAGAACCACTTGGTGTAGTTGTGGTTATATAAGGTTTTACAATCTCTGAAACAACCATTCTTGGTTGTTGATAAAAAAGTATTGGTTGGGTATTTACTCCAGCAGCACTAACATAAATTTTTCTTGTATATCTTACATTATAAACACCTTGAAAGTCGATGGGCACATCAGTTTTTGATGGGTCAAGTTCACCAACTACAGTTAATGTTGCATCACCAAATAGATTAATATCCTCATAAACTTCAATAGAAACTCTACGAGAAGTTCCTTCAAGGTAACCAGCCACAGGTTCGGTATAGATTACAGCACCTGTATCGTCATTCGTAATTTCGAATTTTATTTCAGTCTGAGGTTTTAATAGATTTGAACCACCGATTAAAAAAGAACTTTTACCTTGAGTTATTACCTCAGGTACTTCAACTACATTAAAATAGAGAGATATTGGTGCGTCATCTTCAATCAAAACATCAATATTTGCTAAACCTTGTGGTTCATTAAATCGTCTTGGGACTGACATTAAGAGATTTCTCCTATAAGATGTTTTAAATAAATATCTAAATTTATGAAATTGACTATTTATGGTATGGATAAAGTAAGGAGATTATCGGTATGAAAAAAGAAAAAGTTTCTTTTACCGTAGATAGAGATTTATACCTATGGTTTAAACTTCATGTGAAGGATGAAAGGACAAGTATGAGCGCACTTGTAAACAAGTATATAATGGATTTAAAAAATAGTAGGGAAAGTAGACCTAAAAATCTACTAAAAACTAATCAAAATTAATTTGACTAAAACCTTTTTCTTTCTTAATTTCTAATAGGGAATCTACGGTATCTCTCATGGATTCAATATGAGATACAATGAAACAGAATTGAAATTGTGATTTTAAGTATTGAAATAACATATAGACAGAATTTAAGTTATCTGAATCCATATTACCAAACCCCTCATCAATAGCTAAAAAGTTAGGTCTTGGTAGGTTACACACATTAATTAATCCAACACGGATAGCTAAAGAACTAATGAATCGTTCCATTCCACTACTCAACTCAAGAGGCCATATATTATCCTCATCATATGTCAAGTATGTATTAATGTTTTTACCATCCATTTCCAACACGATACCAAAGTCTACCATTTGAGAAAGTATATCATTAACCTCACCCTCAATCGTAGGTAAAGCCTTTTCTATGAGTTCATATGGTACACCATCTCGTTTGATGGCGTCCATGTAGTATTTATAGGCTTCATGTTTAGTTTCTAAATCTTGAACCTCGTTCATCGTGTCTAAGATTGTTTTTTTCTTTGTTTCATTTACTTGTATTTCAGCATGAGCTGTTTGTATTTTAGAATCGATAGTATCTATTTGATATTCTAAGTCATCAATTTTATTCTTTAATTTATCTATATCGTTTTCGACTTTATTATTATATTCTATATCAGTTTCACTATCGTTGTACTTCTGTATCTTTTCTTCTAATTGTTTTATTTTAAGTAAAGTAGTTTTTTTCTTTTCTTTAAGTAATGTTGATTCTGAATCTAAACGATTTTGTGAGATTTCAATATCTCTTAACGCCTCAACACTTCTATCATAATCTACTTTCTTATCATGATACTCCATTAACTCAGATATTTTATCATCTATACCATCCAACTCTTCTAATTTTTCTCGAGCCAAACCTTTGTCATTATCAAGAGATTCTTTTGTACTTATGGCGTCTAATGTAAAAGGATTACTCATACAATAATCACAATTATCATCCCATTCTAAATTACCAAGTTTTTCAATTTTATCAAGTTTATTTTTTACTTCAATTTTTAATTTATCGATATCAACCTTGATTTCTTTTTTATGTTCTTGAAAATGAGTCAACTGAAGATACTTTCCATTTACATCATCATCAGAATATGTATCAATTTTTCGTTTGAATTCTTTTATCTTAGTCTTGTTATCCTGTTGTGTTCCAACTAACGAACCCATACGAGTATCAATACCCAGTAACTCCTCTTCTAATAAACTCTTTCCACTTTCAAGTTTATCAATATTCATAATAGACTCGTCAATAGGTTTTAGTTTCTTAGTCATCTGTATAACTTGATTACTGAAATCAGTTCTTCTATCTGTAAGACTTTTTTTCTGATTTCTTAAATCTGTCTGTACTTGTTCGTACTGTTTATTCTGTTTTTCTAAATCTGCAAGTTCAACATCATAATCAGTTCTATTGAAGTTTCTTAATATAGCAGATACCTCATTTATTTCTTCACTAGCTCTTGTATAAAGTAAATCAAAAATACCCATACCCATGAACTGAGCTAAAAGGTCTTTTCTTTCTTTCTGTGTTTTATCAATAAAAACAGTTGAGTTGTTCTGTAATGAAAGTGCCGTTAATACAAAATCATCGTATGTACCAATCACTCTTTTGATATTCAAATTAGTTGTTCGTCTTTGGTCTCCATTCAACGACACAATCTCATCACTATCATCAATCATCCAAAAATCTACATTTACCTTTACATGACCATTTCGTTGTTTTTTGGCCTTTCTTTCTATAAAGTAATCGATGTCGTCTATCACCAAATGTGCTTTACAATTGAACTGACCTTTTTTGTTATTCAATACATTACCAGCTTTAAAGGCTCGTGAAGAAGTATCAAATAAACAGAATGATACGGCATCTAATAAAGATGACTTACCACTCGCGTTCGGTGCGAACATTCCAATAATCCCATTGAGTTTAGTGAAGTCTATTACATTATCTTCACCATAACTAAACATATTCGACCATTCAAATCTTTTTATTTTCCAAAATATATTTCTATTTACATCATCATCAGGTAGGTCTGAGTTTAACTCATCGTTGATGTCTTTTATCTTTAACAATGTCTTATCATCTACGATATGGTTTCTACCTAAATAATCCTCAATCAATTCGTATTGAAAATCAGGATTTTGTACATCTCCAACATCAACAACCTGACCATCTCTAACTCTTTCGGTCAATCTATCGGTTCTTGATACAGCTATCTCCTTTATACCATATTTGGTCTGTATTATACTCAAGGCCTTCTTAAGTTGGACAGAGTCGGTATCAGATACCCTTACTCTTAACCTGGCCTTTTCTGGCATATCTTTTACATTAGGAACCTTACCTTCTGTGATATCCATTGTGTAGTATCCATAATCATTATGAATTCTAATATATTTTGATTTTCTCTTTGGAACATCCCATAGTAAATAGCCATGGTCTAAACCTTCTCCGTGATTCTGTTGAACCAATGAACCACAATATGAGATAGTTTCCTCTTTATTCAAGTGCTGTCTCTTATGGATATCACCAAGTAATCCCATATCATATCCATCGAATTTGGTAATCTTAACATCACTTGGAAGTCTATATCCTAAGTCTGTCTCACATCTATCTACGGTTCCATGAAACAATACAATTTTAGTATCACCTTCTACTTGGTCTGATGTGATAAAGTCTTTTTCATCACTCCAACAATCCCAAACTACGAATTGTGTGTCAGCACAAGTATAGATTCCACTATCTTTTAGGTAATGTAAATCAGGATGATTTAAATTCTCTACAATTGGAGTAAGCACATCCATACGAGAACGATTGTTTAAATTACAATCGTGATTTCCAGCAATTATTATTGTCGGTACTATATCAGATAGATTCTTAAATAACCTTGATAGTTGGTCTACCAATTCAGGTGACATATCAGTTTTTGAGTGTGCAATATCACCACCAATATAAGCAACAGCATTGTCTTTGTTTTCTCTGACCTTTTCGTAGAGACGATTGAATACTTCTTCGTATTCTGTATGTCGCTTCAAGTTTCGGATTTGAATATCCGAAATGTGATGTATGTGTTTAAGTTTTCGAAAAGGAACTTTTACAACATTTTTTATCAACTATTATCCTTGATGTATTTTTTGACTTTTGTAATGAGTTTGTTGGGTACTATTAAATCCCACGAAGTTTCTTCCTTGAATGTCCCACTCTCATAATAAGTAGTTGTAGATTTTCCAAGATTGAATTTTTTTAGCACTTCTTCTTTTAGTTGTCCACTTGTGATGTGAACTTTCCATTCTTCATCGTTAAATTTCCAAATCGATTCCTGCTGTTTTCTTGCCACTTAATTTATACCTCATCAAATCCGAAAATTTCATCTTTGGTGTTTGTTTTATAACATCTACCATCTTACGAAATCCCAAATCTGAAGGGTCCTTCTCAGTTAGTTTTACAAAATAGACATCAATATTGTGATTCATAAACTCTTCAACCATTTTTAACGAATCACTAATCGCGTCCGTGTCTAATGATATATATATCGTTCTAACTTTTTTTTCGACTATTTTTCGTTTTAAGGATTTAAGTATTTGTTTTCCAAACAGCGGAATACAATTTCTTCTTATTGCTATCGCATCAAAAGGGCCTTCACACAATACTATTGGTTCGTCCCAATTAACGAATAACTCGAATCCAACTACATCTTTTGAAGTAGCGGAATTTTTATATTTCATTGGTGATTCATAGATGTCTCTACCAACAAAAAAATTTAATTTACCATCTTTATCATAACTTGGAATCACTACACGATTACTAAACATACCACTTTCACAATAACCAATATTATACTTTAGTATATCTTCGTGTGTAATTCCTCTTTTTCTTAAATAAGATAATGCATTTTTGTAAAATGGATTTGATGATTTTTCCCACATAGGTTTAAATTCATCAGGTAGTTTTACAATACTTTTATCATCATCTTTAAATTTTCTTGGTTTACTATCAACTAATCCACCCAACTCATCAAATTGTGCTTTAGTTGCACTCATACCTTTTAATAAGGTAAATAAACTTCTACCTTTTTTATCACATACCCAACAATGCCATACCGACTTTAGGATGTTTACTTCAAGTTTTGGTTTATAGTGGTTACAAAAAGGACAAAACCAAGCAAACTGACCTTGTTTTTTATGTCGTTTGTGTTTACCACCCAATACTCTATCGAGTAAATTTAATATTTTAGTTTCTTCAAACATCTCTACTTGGACTTATACTTGTAGGTAACCAAACTTGGTCTCCATCTTTATTGTAAATACTGAGTAAATCATCTCTCCACTTTTCAGTATCCGAATATTTGGATAAATATTCTTTTAACTTACCTAAATAATTATTTCTATCTTCAATAGAAAGATTAGATATTTCAGCTACTTGATTTTCAAATTGTTTTTGTGTAGATGCTCTAAACGGATATTCCATTTCTTTACACCAATTTTTGTGTAGAATAGGTATTTTACCAAAATCAATTGATTGAAAAATACTATAACCAAAAGGTTCACTTTCAAAACAACTATGACTTATACCCCAATCTTCCCCTCGATAAAACTTATCTATTTTTTCAGACCTATAATCAATAACCTTGAATTTATTTAACTTAACACTTTTTTTGTAATCATCAAAACAATTCTCATAGAATTTTTCTAATGTTAAACCTATAGATTCAATTTTTTCTAAAAAGTGGAGATTCTTTCTTGCCTCACATCTAGCTGGAAATCCTACAACATTAGAATTATTGGCAGAAAGATTATTTTTAAATTCATATGTATTGGATATTTTATAATCAAACTTACTTTCATCATCAGTACCAATCCAAATAGAATTTTCCGAATCTTCAATTAAATGGTTTTGATAATCAATAGATTTTTGTTGATAATTTATAATTTTCTTTGAAAACTTTCGTAACTTTTGTTGGTATTTTAATGTAACTGATTCAAGACTATGTATACAAACTGAATCTATTTTTCTATCGTAAACACCTCTCATTTTCTTTATTGACCACTCTAAGGAATTTCCATACATCATAATTGGTAAAGGATAGGACAAAAGGTGAAACTTTCTAGCTCCTCTTATTATCATATCTACAGTTCTTCTATCAGGTAAGGAAAAATAATTAGATACTGGAAGTCGAGACATTGTATATTCCCATTCCCATTCAGTACCTGGCCTATGTATTACATCTACATATTGTTTGGCATAGTCAATCCATTCTTTATCTTGTTCAATTTCAATTATTAGAATTGGTTTAACAATCAAATGTGGAGCTACATTACTTATCCAATCATCAACCCATTTTGAAACACCACCATTTGAAACATCACCTACCTCGGTTGCTACATAAACATCATAAGGTTCGTTCAAATTTATCATTTTATTAAATCTATAAAATCTTGAATTTCTAAAACTGCGTAGGTTTTACTACGATTCCTTTTAAATATTAACACTGGTTTTCCCTTTTCACTATTAGATTCAGCCTGTTTTAATGATTCCCATATGTTTAATTTTTCTTGATTCTTACATTCTATAGCATATGGTATCAATTTACGAGCGGCAGGTGAAAGTTGTATATCCTCTCCACTTTCTCCCATCGTAGTAGATTTGATGTCATCGGGTTCTAATTGTTTGAAGTTTTCTAATAACTGGTCACGAATTTGATTCTGTAACCTTTTACCTTTATTTTTAGCAGAACGAGTTTTCATACCAATAAGTATAACCTAAATTTTGAAACTATTTAAAAATCTTGCTCCATTTTTTTCTGTATTCATTCTGTGCCCATCTTTCGGCTAATTCTTCCCATTTATTATCATCGTGTGGGTCTCTACCTTGATGGACTGCCATGTTTCCAGCTTGATTGTATTTCTTAACGAACTTTCTAACACCCAATCTTTGTGCGTCAAGTGCATGTTTGATTTCGTGTAATACAGAAATAATGAATTCTTTTACATTTGGATAGGAACGATTTAGTAGTATGGTATCCTTTTCAGGTATGTAATCACCATAGTCGTGTTTAGCACCAAACTTTACCTTACTCTTCAACTTGTACTTTTTTACAAGTGACTGTGCGGTCTGTAAGTAATCAATTCGTTCTAATAGTAATTGTGATAATTTAATCATCTAAAATATCCGATATCTCATAATTTGTTGAATAATCCTCACTACCATATTTATCCCAACTTCCAACATCTTCTTGAAAATTATCGTACTTAACACCTGTATTCTTTACCTTTTTAATCACTTGCATTCGCTGTTGGGATTTATCCTTCTTATCATAAATATTAGTTGCTTTTGGAAAACTCCATTGAACATAGCCACCTTTTTCAAACCAAGGCTCAGGTTTATTAGATTTAATACCTAACTTTCTAACCTTACCCTTTGGTAAAAAACCTGTATCAGGTTCACCAGCATCGTTGTAGGTTGCATTCAGACTAACTTCTCTAATTAAGTCCATCAACTTAATCATTAAACTGTTATTTCACCTTTTCTTGCTGTGTACCATTTACGAAATTGAGCAGGAGTTCCAACAGTTATATCCTTTTCATCTACATAAGATAATAGTGTCTTCTTATAAGATTCCTCAGGTTCATCAATAGTCGATGATTGTGAATCGTTTTGGAAGTAATAATCTTCCCAAACCCTTTTCAATACAAATACATCCTTGACCTTGACATTGTAGATTAGTATTTCGTTCCACCAACTATTAGTTTCATTTGATGATTTAGTTAGGTTTGCAACTACCTTTTTCTTGTTTGATTTTAACAACTTGTTTGTTGTGTCTATATATTTTTTCAAATGTTTTGCAGTTATAGGTCCCAATGCCTTTTTAACAGCTTCAATTCTCTTCGTGTATGGTAAATCATCGTACTTTGGGTCGTCCTCGATTGCATCTGAAATCTCATATTCAATATCTTTCCATTCTGAATAATCAGGTAATTTAGCTCTTTTCAAAGCACCTCGTAAAGTATCGTCACCAAATATGTGATATCCTTTTACCCACCTACGACCTTTTAAATCAGGTACGGTATCAAAATCCATACCTTTCTGTGCTAACAATAAACCTGAGACATGAAATATAACACCACCACTACCAGTCTGTACACCACGACCTTTTGCTAGTTGTGATGATTTATTGGCTGCATTAAATGTTGAGATTGATTTTTTCTTACCTATAATATCCTTTAATGTCTTGATGTGGTTTGGGTCTGTAACATGAAAGGCATCTATAGGTACTTTACCGATTATCGTTTCCATCGTTTTAGGATATATCGGAACATAGTCATGTGTGAGAGACCAACTTAATGCCTCTCTTGAATGTGCTGGATACCACTTATCATTAAGTTGTTTCCCATACATTCTTTCGTTTATCAAATCCATTAGTTTAATCATTATGTAAATCTCTCCTTACCAGTACCACTTAATTTTCTTTTTATGTACCCTTGTGCCCACTTAGCTGCTTTTCTTAGAATATGAGTATTGGTATCTACTATATACTTAGCTTCCCTACCTTTTACAAATAAAAAATAATCATTTTTTTTGATGCCATATTTCTTTCCAATAGAATGTCTATCAGCTTCGTTACTACGATATAATTGAACTTGTCTACCATCCTTTAACCGAGCAGTACCTACATATTCATCACCGACACTCATTCTTTCTTCTATTAAATCTTTTAATTTTATCATTTTGTCAGCAACTCTAATACTTTTATCTGTTTCTTCTGAGATTCAATGTGAGCGTTTTTTGCAACTATGATAAGAGAATCCACATATACCTTCTCTTCCAACTTCTTAATTTTAGCTTCCCACTCAACATCACGAGCCTTTAACATTTCTACTGCTTCTTCATAAGTAAATGATGCTGGTTTAACACCATCCTTTAAAATTTCTTGTCCACCTAATAAAGATAGAGTAAACAATGTTATTAGTAAATATTTTAGTTTAATCATATCAATTCTTCTATTTGTTCTTCTATTTTTTTATGTAATATTTTTAGTTCTTTCAAACCCTTTTTAATCATAGCTGGTTTCTCAGCGTTTACACCTTTAAATACCTTACCCATATTGACACTCCAACTCTGACCCCAAATTTTCAACATAAGAAATCCTTTCTTAGTATCACTCATTGGTGCTTCATTTTGTATTTGTTTTGGTGTTTTAAAAGGCGGGTTATCCTTTTCGGTATAAATTTTACCCAACACTAATTTATTATCAGACCACTCTTTGAGTAAATCTTTTAGTTTTACCACTTACGACAACTCCAATAACGGGCTTTATGTCTTGGTCCTGGTGAATCACAATTATGTCTTGCTCTAAAATTAGCTCTAGCTTTAGGATTAGATTTCCTAATTCTCATAGTTCCACCCTTAGCGTCTCCACCTTGTCCAAAGTTTACCTTTACGACATTACCTTTTGGATTTTTAACATATACTTTAAATTTCTTTGAGTCTCCTTGCATCGGTTTTCCAAGTTTAACCTTACGACCTTGATATTCGGCTTCAGGTAGTAAACCAGTCATGGTGTATCCCCATGAACCATCTTCCATCCAAATGTCGTATGACTCCTCTACGGATTCCTTCTTTTTCTTCTTACCCTTTTCTTCATACCCACTAGCAAATGCTGCTTTTCTTTGAGCATCACTTGAAAATCCTTCCTTTTTAGATTTATTACCCCAATTCTTAGCACCTACCTTACGACACTTTACAAGTGCTCCACTTGCGTATGCTGAAGGCCATACATCATAACGAGCTTTGACCTTGTGGTAACAAGCATCTTTCTTACCAGCTGCTTCATCAAACTGTTCTTCAGTCATCATTTGAGATTCACGAATTTTTTTGATTTCAGTACGAATCAGATTTCTAATCATATTTTCAACTTTATCACTTTTCATAATGCTCTCCTCTTGGTCTTTACCTTTTTTAAATCTGTGTTCTCCATCAGGATTATTCTGTGGAACATTCCCAACATTTCTTAAATAATTTGGTGGATTCAACATTTCCTTTTTAATAAATCTTTTTACTAATTGTAATGCTCTTTTATGTAATGGGTCTTTTTTATTTTTAAGAGCAGTACCAACCTTCTTAGTTTTAGTTAATTGTTTCTTCAACAATTGATTATAAGCTTGTGGGTTTACTACTGCCATATTTGGTACTAATTCATTAATTTCCATATGTTCTCTCTTTTTTCTCCCTTGACAATGAGCCTTTTGACTAAACCCCTTTGGGTTATTACAATCAATAGACTTTTTATATTTTTTACTCCAACCCACTACTTTTTGGGTTTGGTTGATACTCTAATAGGTGCTTTACCTTGTCCAGCAGATTGTTTACCACCACGACCTGCCTTATTTTGTGCGGCTCGTTTTCTACGAGTTGCACTGGCTTTTTGTTTTTTAGTCATGTTGGCGGCTTTAGATTTAGGAACACATTTAGCATATCCTCTTGATTTACCACTTGTTCCACATGGTGGATGTCCACCACCTTTTTTCTTTTTACCAATATTTACCCACTTGTCTTTAAACCACTTTCTCAAATTTTCATGGACAGGCAAACCACATTCGACACATAGATTGTCGAGAAGTTTATGTGCTTGTTCTACGGTTAATTTTTGTAATACTTCTTTAATCATCAGCGTGTTCTAATAATTTAACATCATCTTCAGCGTTGTTAAACCAAAAATCTATTACTTTAGCAAATGAACCAACAAATCCACCTAACATTAATAGTAGAATTTCTTTCCAACCACTCTGTACATCAACTCCGTTACTCATAAAGTAAATCATAAGTGCAAGGATAGTAGAGAAAAGTGCTACTACAGATATACTGATATACCACTTCTTATTCTGTCTGAATTTTATAATATCAACTAATTGTTGATTTATAGCATGTTTCTGGTCTTGGACATGATAATCACTTACTTTCACATCCTTTTTTTCTACTGGCATTTGATTTCTCCTAACCGTTATTTATACATTTTTTAAAGCGTTTATAGACTCTTTTTACTACACTATGTTTACCTTGATTTCTACTTATCATCAACATGGCCTGTGCTCTAATAATCGCCTCTTGTTTTTCACTCAACCTTTATTCCCCTTATTTGGTCACCTTTTTTACTTTTTCGATAGACCTACCAGCGAAGTACGCTGCGTATACGGTCATCAATAATGTTTGATAAACAGGTACATAAGCTGAACCAATTGTAAACTCACCCATGTTTCCATCAAATACACTTAGTATTACGAATACACCCGTTAAAAATATTAAAGTAATTGGTCTGATATTTTTACTTAACCAACTACCATGTTTTAAATCAGCTTCCCAACGAGCAGATACTTGTGCTTGTGCTGCCTGTTCTGCTTGTGCTAATATACTTGTAATTCTTTCTTTTGCCGCTGCCTTTTCTTCACCTGAAGTATGTAAATCATCTACTATATTTCCGATGTCTTTAATTGCATCACCACCGAGTAGACTACCTGCTCCTTTGGCGATTGTACTTAGTAACCCCATTACCTTCTCCTTGTTGTTTTTTCAACCACTTTTTGTATTGTTTTCTTGTACGACCTTTTTCTTTCAACTCTTTATTTTTCTTGAGTCTGGTCTGTTTTCTTAATTTGGCCTTTTTACTTGGCATATTTTTTATCCATTAAATATAAATATCTGTTATTCATTTTTTACTACTGCTAACAAGATTATTAGATACTTGTGCACTTAATAAAGTTTGAAGTGTGAAGTATAAAGATGGATTCCTTTTTAATAATTCTTTAAATTCTCGTTGTTTCCATACTAAACATTCACACGGATGCTTTACCACACAAGTAGCTGTTGCTGATTTTTCTGTCAAAAATGACATCTCCCCTACAAACTGACCATCCTTTAATTGGGCAACATTTGTTCCATCTACTAATACATCTATTGTTCCATTGTATATCAATACTAAATCTGGCACAAGATGTGTTTGTCTTGTAACAAATTCACCAGGTTGAAATGTTTTCCAAATGGCAGCCTTACTAATTTTTAAATATTCTACGGGTGTTAAATCTTTAAATAGGGTTTCGTATAACTCATTGTTTTTATCGTCCATGTGGACAGGTCGTTTTTCATAGATAAGAACTGCTATGTGGTATACATTTACGAGTACAAAAACAATATTCCAATTTATTGCTAACCACATTGGTTCAAGAGGGATGTAAAAATTATATAATACGGAAAATAAACTTGCTAATATAGATAGGATTCTAAGGTATAAAATATCCTTTACTAAAAAAGAAAATGCTATTAGACCAAATGCCAAATGTCCTGCTATCGTTGCGATATTCATACATTAAAACACATCTTCGGCCAATACATCATCTATTGCCGACTTGATTTCCTTATTAGTCAAATCAAGTTCTCCATCCATATCAGCCTTCCATGTTTCTTTCTTTGAACCATCATAAAAAAGAGCCATTGATGGATAGTTTCTAAACCTTAACTTCTTAACAACCTTTGGTGCGTCTTCACTCTGAACTCTTAAAATTTCACAATCTTGATATCCACTAACACCCTTTATTAAACTTTCATCAAATTCAGCTTCTTGCCATTCTGCTGTAAATACCACAACAACAATTCCACCATTTATTTTGTCTTTAAAATTTTTATCGTTAACACCTTGACCAAATGTCATGGAGAAAAGTAATATCAATCCTAACAAATTTCGCATAATGTAACTCCTACTTGTCCTTTTTCTTTGCAACTTCTACTCTTAGATTTGCAACGAGTTTTTCTAAATCTTCAATAGCCTCTTCATACTCATCTATTATTTCATATACAGCATCCATATCTTCTTGTAATCCACCAACTTGTGATTTGTATTGTTCATAAGAACGAGGCCAGTTATGTCCATCAGGCTTGGATGGGTATTCATCACCAAATATAGATTCAATAGATGGTGGTTCAGGTAAATTTTTAGCCTCTTCTATTTCAGATAACAACATATAATAACCACCAACACCTGCCGCTATCACACTAATTAATGCAATAATGGTCTGAATAGACATTGTAAACTTTGTACCCATAACTTTATCTTCAGAAAGTTCTATAGGTTCTTCTACTTTTGGTTCCTCTACTACAGGCTGTGGTGTGGGCTTAACTACAACAGGTTCTTGTTCAACTACTGGCTGTGTTATTGGTTCTTTATGAATCTCTTCGTGTTTCTCTTCGTGTTTTTTAGTATCAGAAGAATGATTCATCATAGCATCAGTAATGTCTTCAAATGAGCAAAAACCCATCTCCACAAGAATTTCACCAATAGTCCCTTTACGACCTTTGACTTGTTCTGCTAGGGCTTTACTTAGTTGTCGTTTTGTGATAACATCTGCATCACATAACAACTGACCTAATCTAACTCCATCACTCATTCATTATTCACCGTTGTAGAATGTTCCTTCTGGATCCATTCCTATTTCAATGTTCTCAAAAACCAATAATGCTATTTGTAATTCATCTCTGTATGGATTATAGAACTGACCATTGACCACACCTGAGATTTTATTATCTCTAACTTCTGTTATTTCTGCTTGACCAAAATTTGTATAATCAAAACTACCTATGATTTCTAAGTCTATTGTTTTATCCCTATAAACAGTATCTTCAACTCCGTAATTTAAGTACAAACCTGCATCTATTAAATTATCATTATCCTCACCATCTTTATCATACCATATAGTAGCATAATGTTCTAATTCAGGTAAAACCCTACCGACTTCCCTTTGAAAGTGAAATACAAGTAATTTCTTTATCTTACCATCCTCACCAACTTGTTTACTTCCAAAAGTTGTTATTGAACCATAGTAAGTAAACGGGTCTATTGGGTCACCATTTACCCACATCTGCATAGCGGGTTCTAATGTTTCCTCTACTTGTGTATCCTCACAACTAATAAATAAAACTAAAATAATCCAAACCAATGGATTAAGGTACTTTTCTTTTATTTCAAACCATTTTTTCATTTTAAAATCCCATAAATTGATAATTAACTCCTAACTTGATATCGTACGCTGGTCTCTCCCAATAATACAGATATCTTCCTTCAGCAAACACTCCAAGATTATCTTTGAGTTTTACTCCGAATATTGCTCCCATATCATAATCATTCCAATCTGCCCAATCGGGTTCAGAATATTCAAAATCATATGGTTCATATCCTTCTTCTAAATGTTTTTTATATAGTGAGGCGTTTTGATAAGAATGTTTAGTATGTCCATAGTGAACAGGTAACCAATTACCCCATGCATGTAACCACCAACTATCAGTATAATGGTAAAAATCCACACCTATTATCAAAGATGTTTCACTTTGATATCCTAAATCTTTTTTCTTTCCGTTTATATAAGTCTCTAACATCTGTGGAAAGTGGTATATGAAATATTCTCTATCTGTGTAAGCAAATATATTTCCATTGGCATCTCTCCATAACCAATCATGTCCCCAATACTCACCTCTACCATTCCAAAAAGGACCATCTCCTTCAACCTTTACCCATTCACCATTTACAAGTTCTAATAATTCATCATGAGTCCAAATTGGATTACCATTTTCGTCATATCCTTCTAACATGGATTCATCATACCACATATTATCATCAACACCAAAAGCATCTTCAGCAAATGCCCACCATGAACCACGATACCAAGTCGTATCCAATACCATAGCATCAAATCCATAAACTGGATGTTGTCTGTGTTTGAATCCAACAGAAAAATGTAGTTTATTTTGTAAAACTTCAGGTGTGAGATGTACTCTCAAATCTCCGTGTATATAACTCAAGTCTTCTAATCCTAACTCCGTCCAACCAACTTTAGCCATAGCCCAATCACCGATGTATCTAACCCAATATTCTTGATTAAGATATTCGTTACCCCATTGTCTACCTTCTGTCCATTTGATTAAATACTCCCAACCTTTTACAGGACCGAATGTAGCACTTTCATTATAGTTTGATTCTGTACCATCATACCAAGTTCCACCTTTACCAGCTGACTTAACACCTCGTTTTGGTTCGTACTGAAAACGACCTATCTTACGGAGTCCAAATGATGTTTGGAAATCAGGTTTTAAATCTCTTTCAGTTCTGTCCACCAATAAATCTCCAGTAGACAGACCACCAACGATAGCAAATCTATCATCTTGATATCTTGGTGCATTTAAACTAAAACTGGCATATGCTGTCGAATACTTTAAAAATTTTAGTATTTCATTTTCAGCCAACAAAGATGAGGTCATTAATAAACCTAATATAATCTTCTTTAACATCTGTTTTCTCCCATTAAGCGATAAATTACACTAATAAATATAAAACTAACCAATTAAACATCAAAACGAACTACAAAACTCATGGCTGTTTTATCATCATTTTTAATTGGTTTTGCTGTTCTACCAACCACTAATAATTCTCCTGAATCATTGTATAATCCTATTGTTGTAATGTAAGGTCTGAACTCACTATGTGTTACAAAGTTTTCGTAAAATTGTGTTCCTTCGTATGTTTGATTATATGAACCACTTCCAAGACCATCAAGTGGATTATCACTTGGTGGAAAAATTGAATCAGGATTTGTACCTTTTCCCAATTGAAAACTACCACTTCTTTCAAAAGTTGCACTTACATTACTTGTGGCATTATGTTGACCTGCCTGTGAGGTTACCATATATTCATGTTGATAAATTGTGTGTGTAGATTGATAATTTAAAGTATAACCATCACTATCCGTACCAGTAAATGCGTTTAGATATTTTGAACCAGTACTTGTCATTACTATTAGACCTTGTTTATAAAAAACATTTCCTAATACATAACTCGAACTAACATCACTTGTAGGTGTGTTGGTGAATGAACTTGACTTGAAAGCTGCATAACTCTGTGAATATGCAAAATCAAATAAATTACCATCTCCGTCATCACGAATATCAGTAGTTACATCACTTATGTTATCTAATACACGAACACTTTTCGGTTTAATTCCCTCACCCATCAATTGCTGTGGAACGGTGATTACTGATGCATTATCATGTAATTCTCTAAAACTAACATTTGTGTTTGAGTTACCATATGTTAAAAAGGGTTGAACTTGATTTGTGTGACTTTTAAATTTGGCACGATTACTAAATCTTTCATAGAATTTGTGATTTAGCATGTAATAAGTTGGAAGGTTATAAAATGTCCCACCACTATACCAAGTAGATTTTGGTAATGCCAAACTTCGAGACATCTGATTAAACGAACCAATACTTTGGGAAAGAGCGGAACCTGAATCAAAACCCCTAAAACTCCCACTACTTGCCTTAAGAGCGAATACTCCACTTCCACTATCAGTATTAGTGAAAGTGAATCGCTTGTGGGTTTTAAAGGGCTCTATAGAAACATCTTGTGGGTGGACATCTCTTAAAATCATTCCACTCCCCTATGTTTTAGAAGTCAAGTTTGACTTTGATTAATGCCTCACGAGAATAAGATTTCAATACAGGTTGACTCAACTTAGCAACTGCTAATAATTCATTACTATTATTAAACAAACCTACTGTTGTTATGTAGACTTTTGGGTCTTTAAAGAAAGTAGGTTGTGTGAAGTCACCAGTAGATGCTGTAAAGAAAGTTGGATTGTTAGAGAAATTAAATTCTTTATTTCCAGCTCTTACGAAATAATGTGTAGATGAGAGTTTTTCTTCTCGTCTAGCTTGAAAGTATGCTCCACCTTTAACACTACTAAAGAATGCTGGAACATTACCACCATCAGTATTTGAAGTTGTATTGACACTTATAGAAGCAGATGCGTCTACAATATCAGCGTTCAATAGTACAATCCCTAAATCAGGATAGAATAAACCATAACCACCACCTGGATTAGATGAAGCCGCTGTGTTTATTGATGTAGTACCACTTGTAATGGAACCAGTAACAACATTAAATACTCTACCACCTATTCCTGCTTCTGGATCAGTCGTGGAATTACTATCGTCTATTAATCTAATGTTTTCACCAACATTTTTTACACTACCACTAATACGAAGTTCCCAATTACCTGGATCCATCTTTTCTCTCATTCTTGCTCTTTTTAGTGATAGAACAAAAAAGTGTTTAGAGGTTACTGAACCAGCGTAAGTGAATCTATCTTTGTTGGGTGGTAATAATAGATTTACAAGTTGTGCGTGGATAGCTGCAGAAGCTCTATTACCAGTTGCTCCCCCAACAGTACCTAATGAACCACTTCCATCCAAGTGTCCATATCCAATACTGAATTGGACTTCAGCTTCTGTATCAGATGATGGGTCTGTCTTGTACACATCATAATAATACTTTCCAGCTGATGAACTGTTTGCTGATTGTGAAAAGAATGTAGTTAGTGTTCCAGTACCACCACTCCATATACCACTTGATATTGTGGCTTTGATATTTTTAACCACATCATTTTCTTGGTCAAATAATTTATATGCTCCTGCTAATGCCATTTTCTAACTCCTAACTATTAAGATGAGACTGGCGATGCTGGACTTCCAAGTACTGTTTTATTAACAGTAACTGTTATTGTCTGTGTCGCTCCAGTCTGATTACCCACCACGGTAATTTGTGTTTTCTTTTTATTTGGTGTGGTGAATGTTTGTGGTACTACTCTTGCAGTTAAACCAACTACACTTTGTGAGTTTGTTATTTCTTCACTACTCAAATTGACAGGTACTAATGGTGCTGTCTGTCCTGGTGCTGCTTGTCCAATCTGTAGTCTTGCTACAGCTGTGTCATGAATTAGGAATGTATATCCTAAATCAGCATCAGTTGAATTCAATGTACCTGGACTCAATAAATCACCATTACCACCACCTTGTTGAAATGTTAGTGATGGAACAGCGATATCTAAGATTGGTAAACGAGATGTTTCTTTTGGAAGTGAAATTAACTTGTACTTTAATGCTTGTGTTTCATCAGGTACAGGCTCTAACAAAGGCATATTCTCGATTACTGCTCCATAAAAATTTGTTCCATTGGGATGTGAGGTATCCCACAAACGATAGTCGACCTCATCGTCTGCTAGTGCGAATTTCGTAACTTGAAATTCATTATTACCACGAGCCAATAACTCACGACCTCTTTTCGTAAGTATCGCATCAACTGTGATTGTGGTATTATTTAAAAATCCCATAATTGTATCTCCTTTAGGACTGAGTAGTTTGGATTTATGTTATAATAAGATTAAAACTTCTTATCTATAAATATAATCAAACTAAATTTTTCATTATAATACATCAAGTTTAGATTCACCAGTTTCTTTTGTTACTAATGTAGTTGGTGAAGTTAGTACTACCGTGACAGGATCCAACTTGTCAAGGGTTGTTTTCTTAGTCTGCTGTGAACCTTGATATACTAATCTAAACATCTGATTGTCTTGATATAAACTTTGTTTGTCACTTCTTACAAATGAAGATGAATAAAAATTATCTAATGAAGCACTTGCCTGTGTGGTATAGAAAAATCTTCTTTCAAAATTATGTTCTGATATTCTTGAACCACTTATATTTGGTTGTAGTACTTCTCTAAATATATATTCAGGTCCTCCAATAGTAATGATAAAATCACCATACTTTTCTTTTCCACCACCCCATCCACTAAGTGATGATGAAAGTATATAAGTTGCAGGTGTTCTAAATATATCTTCTGATATTGAAGAAGTAAAAGTCAAATACTGACCGCCTGATGCAGATGGTGCTGTAGAAAGGGAACCAGTGTAAGTTAGATACTGACCACTCTGTGAAAACTGAGCCATTACATCAATGGATTGTGTCAAAGGTAGTATTGAACCAGTAACAACTCTACCGAATCCTGCATCTAAATTACCTCTTACATTGACCACATCAAAATCAGGTGGTGCACCGATTACTTCTTTTCGTCTTTCTAATAAGTTTGGTTCTATTAATAAACCTACATTAGCTCTTGCCTTTGCAGGAATCATTTTCCTTATTTGGTCAAATACACTTGTATCGTAAAATCTTATCAATCTCATATAATCCCAAAAATTATTTGGGGCGTTATATTTTTGCCAGTAAGTCGTTGCTACATCATCAAGTCTTCTATATCTTCTCTTATATTTGTCTCTTGGGTCTCCTATATATTGGTCATAATCTAAATCTGCAACACTCAATATAATATCTTCATTAATTGAATCAGTAGGACTAAAGTAAACTCCAAGTTTATTACTATCCAATGGTGCTAAATCATATGCACTTAGTTCAGACCTTTCATCTACGGCCAAATTACCAAGTAATTTACTATCTTCTATTCTTACTTTATTTTCTACACGAACATTAGGACCCAAGTTCGGAACTTTTGCCTTTTGTTGGTCTACTAACTTTCTAAAATGTGGACGATTACCACTTGAATATCCATTAGCAGTTCCCTCTGCTGTATAAGATTGGTCTGCACTTGTATCACGAATACTCGTTGATGAATCTAAATTTTTATCATCATCGAAACTATATCTTAATACCAAATCGGTATATGATGCAGATGGATGGTTTCCATCAAATGCTTTTGGTGCTTGAACATGATTGTCAAACGAACCACTATTAAGTGCAGTATTCCAATAACGAAATTCCATAATACTACCACTAAGTTGATTACCAAAATCATTACTTGGTTTACCACCTATATAAGCAGTTTCATTTCCAACAAATGCTGAATTGTTACTTGAAGTAGATGTACTACCACTTGAAAATGACTTATAAATAATTCTTGATAGTCCTGAATCGTAACGACCAACATATAATGAGTATAATATATTTTGTGATGTGGTATCGGCTGTCAATTGTCCAGTCGAACTACCACTATGATGAAATCCACTATTTCCTACACTTGCACTCATTCTTGTTAACATTACATTATAAAATTCACCATCATATATTGGTAATGAATTTGAAGACAATGTAAAATCAGGATTAGCACCACCTTCTAAAAAGAATTGAACAGTTCCATAATTGTCAGCTGAACCATTATCAACTAATCGTAATGCTATATCAGTACCAGCTTGCCATAAGGTTTGATTACTACCACTAGCCGCCCTAAATCTCATCTCAATGGTATCAGGTTTTCTTCCACTATTGGTATCGTTTGCCCAAGTAGTTTCTATGTATTGACCAGCCTTAAACTCTGCGGCTTTTGTAAATTTTCTCGTAATTTGAAAAGATGGTTTATTCCTATTTGGATTGGGTCCTCCATACTCTCTCACTCTCAATATACTACTTGGTATTCCGTAACAATTTATTAAACCTTTGATTGACCTAATAGTACCACGAGTTTTTAAGAAGAAAGGCATGTTGTTTAAAATTCTTTTCCAAATTTCTCTCGATATATCTTTCTGAGGAGTTACTGACTGAACAGAATATTCTGAACTCGAACCAGTAACATCGGCACCAATTAAATAGTTTGGTAAACTCACGAGGTCTTGACCATCGTTTAGATAAAATCCAAAAGACCTTCCCACTTGAAAAATTAAGTCTCTTGATAATCCAACATCTAATCCATCCCTTCTATCATGTACCGCGGGAATTTGGTTTATATATGACCATATACCATCAAAATGTTCACCAGTCATATTAATAAATGTTGTAAAGGCATCATTTCTTTCATCATCTTTTATGTGGTTTGGTATATTTTCTAATAGTCTATCACGATTTTCTCTATCATAGTTAGAACTACTTATAATCTGACCACTATACCAATCTACAGCAACAGATTCAGTAACTGCATATAAAACATATGGACTAAGTGATGTACCATCTCCACTTTTCTTAGGCCATGTATTATCGTGAAATTCACCAAGTGAACCACTCGAATAACTCGAAGATTCGAAATACATATATTTTTCAAAGGTAGTAAAATTATTTTTAATCTCACGGACATTATCTTGTAATGATTGAGTGAAAGTTGCAGTTTCTTGACCCAATACACCACTCAAAGAATCACTTTGACTTGTAAAAAGTTCTATCTTATCTAACTTATATTTAAAGTTAACTAATCTATCTTCAACAGAACTGAATTTTGCAAAGTTTTTAAATTGGGAATAATCTATACCATCCAATTCAATACTTTCATTGAAACTACCACTAATAACTTTATCCTCAATAATTTCTTGGATAGTTTTATTTGATGTTACTATTTCATTATAAGTTTTATAATTTGATTCATTTTGATTTAATGCACCATCGGAATGTAAACCAGCATCCCATTTAGGATTTCTTAAAACAACATCTTCTATTTCTTCATCTGTAAAATCTACTAACTCTACGGTTTCCAATACAGGAGATGACATCTGTTTACAAACATAAACTAAATCATCTTTTGTTATATTATCGGGTAAAGGTTCATATAGTTTGTAATTAATAGCATAAGGAAAATTGATGTATTTTTCTCTGTCTTCTTTTTGATTTATAATTAAAGAACTACCATTCTCTCCATGTTTCATGTATGTATATAAATCTTGTCTTACAGGAGTATCAACATACCAAGTATCAAATTTTGTTTGTAAATTAACTTGAGTAGGACCTATATGTTCAACCTCAGTTGCACCATCACTCCAAGTTTTATCTGTACTAATCGAATCTGGATTGTGTACATCAGTTATGGTTGCAACATAACTTTCATAAATAGGAACTTCTCGTTCTTGGTCTGTTGGTAAAAATTTTGTTTCTTGATTACCAAAATTTACCCATGTTCCTGGTGGGTCTTTCCATACATATAATTCACCATTTATTATTGCCTGTTGTCCTACAAAATCTGCAGGTTGTGGTAAATCATCTACACTATCAAGTTGAAGAGGCCCTACAGGATCTAAACCAGTATCAGGTGGACTTTCTTCTAACCTATTAAATTGTATTTGGAGACCATTTATAGCATCTCGCAACTCATCCTCAGGTAAATCACTTAATCTTGCTGCACTTGCTGGTGGTGGATTATTTAATTGTGAATTTAAATCATCGAGTTGACCTTGTAAATCGGCCATCTTTTCAGCCGAACTTGGTCTATTTTTTTGTAGGGTTATACCAAAGGGTGGGGTTCCTACTACTGCACTAAATAGAGCTCCTGCTGCTAGTTTTGATAAATCATCCAATAGTAAGTCTGCAAATAAATCTCCCAATCCATCAAACTTACCTAAACCTTCTGGCTTTTCTGTTTTCTTCCTACCTGAACCACCAGAACCTTCACCACTACCACCACTTGGGTCGGTTCCACTTCCACATGCACCCATTTTCGGTATTGTTGTTTGGTGATTGCCACCCCAATATATAATTCGTTTATTCTTCATTAGAAATCCGATTGGACTTTGACATAAAAATTTCTATTACCATTTACAAATACTTGTTGGGCTTCATCGGCATCAGGTTGAGGGGAAAATGATGGTTGCGTAAAATCAGGATCATCAAAGAATCCAACAAAGATGTTGACTCCATCTGCACCCATTGGTTTAGCCTTAATATTTATGTTTTGAGAAGTGACAAAATTCTGTTGAAGAAATACCGCATCATTTGTGTTTTCGTATCCAGTCGGCTGTGGATTACCAAATTTAACAAAACTACCTGCCGTTCGTTCACTCAAAGGTCCAGTTGTTACAATAGGACTATTGAATAGTTTAATTGTGAATGCAGTACCATCACTATTGGAATCATCACCACTATCATCATCTTCTGTTTCATCATCTGATGTTTCTTCTACTTCCTCCATAGGCCAAAAACCTAAAAATACTGGTTCTCCCATATCCTCAGTAGGCAATTGTTCTGTGGTGGAAGGTCCTTGAGTAAAACTTAAGGCGTTTAAATCAGGCCCTATTGGAAGGGAGTTTATCGTACTTCCTTCTAATTCAATATCAGTTGGTATGTATGAACCAGGTATTGGTGCTCCTTCTACATTTACTTTTTGTTGAATATTTAAAGCATCTCTTAGTATTTGTAAATTTTCTCCATTTGTTATCCATCTTCGATATCCATTTTGAACAAACCACCTTGTGTTTGTGGTTGATTGGCCTCCACTCAAGTTTGTGATTGGCGTTCCACCATCACCTTCCCATTTTATAATTCTACCATCCAACTGACTTTCTCCAGCCTCTGTTGTAGTATCGGTTTCATCGGTTGATGTTGATTCTCCAAGTTCCACAAAATCTAATACCCTACCACTTGGTGTTCTTATTTCGGTAACCTCATCTTGAAAGTTAGGTGTCATCACATAAACAGTTGGAGCATATGAACCTTCCGTGTCGTAGTTATGTGATGCGGTTGAATCCTTTGATGCTTCTTTTACATGACCACATCCAAATTCCCAATAGAATTGTACCCCATTTGTATTTGGGTCGAATTCTTCTCCATCTTTAGTATACATTGTGAAGTTAACTTGTTTAGTATCAGGTACATTAACTACTTGAATATATAATTCAGGTATTCCATCTTCTGCACTATACTCTGAATTTTCTTGTGTATCAGGTCTTGTTTCATATCCAACTACATATGCCTTTTTAATAGTTATGGTGGAACCAATCATAAAATCCTTAAAACCTTCATCTTCCACTTCTCGTCTGACATTAAACTCTAATCTTGAACTATCGGGTCCTGTCCAACTTATCTGACCACCACCATCTTGGGTTGGTAAATTTCTATTTGGTTCATTTTGACCAAACAAGTTCCAATGTAACTTTCCAAAATCTGACTTCTTAGTCACATTATCTTCAAATTGTAATCTTGGTCTCCACCATTTTGACAAACCATCATCAGGATTATCCCTTATCGTTCTCCAAGCATTTAATAAACCACCATCTCCATCTATATATTCAGTCCAAGCAGTTTCAGGTATGTATCTTCTTGGTTCTATTAATTCTCTAAATTCTTTTATATAATTTGAATTGCTTATTAACTGAGGAACTATTCTAACTTCTGTTCGTGATGGTGATATTTCATCTATTTTAAACTTCCATTCTTTAATATCAAGTGGTTGTGCATCTTGACCATTAGCAGGTGGGTTCTCACCTACGAATGCATTACCTTCACTATCGGTGTGAAATTGTCCCATTGGTACACCTGTTAAGGCGGGATTACCACTATGAATTATATTTGGTTGGCCACTTACAGTTTTTGTCAATACTATATCATCACCACCAGCTACTTTTCTAACAAAATGATAACGAACCTGAAATTCACCACGATTGTAATCTCTATCTCTTAAATCTTGACCGATATTAAGAATTATTGTATCATCTTCGAAAGTAGTATGAATAGAATTAAATTTTTCTAAAAAATTTCCATCAGTATCCAATAGGTGAACTTCAACATAATCATCTGTTGATTGACCAAATGGTGGATTCAAATATCCACTAGCACCCAATACTTCTTTAGATTCTTTTTTTAATTCTCTATAGTCGTTATCGTTTAGTGGTGTGTTTATTCTCATAATTCTTCAAATTCTCGATTAAGTATATCATTCCATACTGGGTCGGTAGAATAGACAGTTGTTTTTTTAGAAATTTTAATTAGTTGGTCTTCTTCTTCTAAGTTTTTCCCTTCCTCAAATGGGTCTTCAACTGCTATAAAAACACCAGCATCATTTCTTAAAGGCGGTGTTGCTTCGTTGATAATTATTTGGTCGTTTTCAGTAACCACTACACCACCACTTAACTTCCGTCTCTGTTCTAATTCATTAAGATATGTTTGTCTATCTTGTTCTTTTAACTTTTGATAGAATTCACTTTTCAGTAGTTCTTCTTTTGTTAAAGGCATCAGTTCATCTCCAAACCAAAAAATTCATAATTCTTTTTAATATATTCATTCCATTCTGATGGGACTTCACTTTCTTCAAAGATTGCTTCTACTGGACATTCAGGTTCACAGGCTCCACAATCAATACATTCATCAGGATTTATGTAAAGTGAATCTCCTTCTTTGGGAACAAACCCATCCACTTTTGCTTCTTCACCGCTTCCCTCAACATCGTAAGGACCGTGGATACAATCTACTGGACATACATCCACACAAGCTGTATCACAAGTTCCAACACAAGGTTCAGCTATAATATATGGCATTTTAACTCCTTTATTTTACTACTTTGAATGATGGTAGGTAATTGAAATACTGTATTGTCTCATCTACAGTACCACTACCACTTATAATTTTATAATCTACACGATAAAATCTATCAGCTAACAATGGTTTTAGGTGTAGATTAAAATAATTACCAGTAGAATCACAACTAACTTTTGAACCACTACCATATGGTATGATAATATCATCTGTAAAAACATCAACCACTTGATAAAATGTACTACCACTCGGTAACATTTTTGCAGTGTTGTAACCAGTTGAATATCCAGCTGTAGCTGAAAAAGTTTTTTCAGGATACAATGGTCTACCATTGACTCGGAACTTTACTTTTGAATCTTCTTTGTATTGGTCTCTTAAACTTCTTGGATATAATTTAACATCTTCAAGTTCCGTTGAAGTCAAATATTCTAATGAACCAGTAACCCATTTAGAATCATCCCAAACTACTTCTAATTTAGGTTGGTAAACCGTATGGGTTTCTCTACTAAAAAATGAAAAGTTACCAAGTGCTTTAGATGTACCCTCATCAAGTGTGGTATCAAGATTACCTATACTTCCACTTCTTTTAACCATAAAACCATCATTCTCTATGTTTCCATGTAACCACTGCCAAACAATGTTAGAAACATCCATACGAACATCGGCTGCTTGGTTAGAGAAAGATTGTGAAGCTTCGTATTGATTGTACCAAGTACCACCCGAACCAGTCATAGAACCTGTCCACATGGTTTTCACATCATTGTTATCACGGAAATTATAACTGGCACCATCTGAAATTATTGGGAAACTATCTTCCCTACCAAATCCATTGTCCCAAGATTGACTTACTGGATATGCATATAAATTTTGATTAACATTTAAACCATTAGAATTTGCATCATATAAATTTAAATAAAATTTTGTGTACGAACTTGAAGGTATTAATCCACTTGATACAGAAGATGAAATATAAGTTGTATCAAATTTTATCAACACTCGACTTATACCTTGTACAACACCAGCTGCACTTACATCCTTTACTACTTCTATTATCTCATCTATACCTGTGTTCTGACTTCCACTACGAGAATATAGTGTTGTGTCTTTTTCAGCGTATTCAAAATAATGCATCTATGGTCTCCTACAATTTATTCCCAATTGAATCACCAATTGACCGTGCCTCCACATCAATATTTGGGTATTTCAATTCGAATATACTTGGGTCAAGTGATGGATAAACTATACCATCTTTGGTTGCGTAATTTATATCGTAAATATTACCTGAGTAACCATCTGCAGTACTGAACTTGTTAGTAATCAACACTGGTACATTTTTAGGATTATCAACCGTAGGTGGAACTATCGCACCTACACCTTCAACGATAGATAATTCATATGCCAACTCTTGTAAGACAATTGGTTGGTTAACTTGCCACCTATCTATTTGGAAAAAATCTTTCACCTTTTGTATAACTTGTAATGATACTTGGTCTTTATTGAATCCAGTACGACATATAAAATTTACTTTTAATCCAATATTAATAATATATGCATCTTTTATATTGACCGCGTCCGTCATTAATCTATATTGTGAAAGATATGTTTTTAAATTTTCTTTTACTGCTAAATTTAAAGTAGTTAATTTTTTACCAGCTGTATATCCAAGAGTGTATAAATTAAGTGCGTTTGGATTAGGTAATCTATTAGAAGAACCAGCATCTTGTGACTTAAGTTGGTCAAGGTTTCTTTCATCCATAAAAAGATTAGACTTGACTTCTTTTTGCATTGTTGGTATATTCAATTGTTCATCTTGAACAATGTATGCCTTTGCTATAGCTCCAAATTTAGGTGGTAACGCATATACCCTTGTTATGTAATCCTCACGAGTCACACTCCTACCTTGAGCTTGAAAATAAGCTAAAGCATTTTCTTTTAGTTCTTCTGTTGTTTCTGCACCTTTACCACCATTAGCTGGAAATGGATTTGTTACTGCTACAGAATCTTTAACTGTTGCAACCAATCCAGCATTTAAACTTGTTTCATCTAATGTTAATGATATTTCTGATAAATTAGAAATACTATCTTGGGTAGCGTTGTCACCCAATCCACCACCATGAGAATATTTGATTGTAAGTATTGTGTTTGATGGTGATTGACCATATGCTTCTGTTTTCAAAAAATTAGTTGGGTCGAAGTATGTATCTAAATATGTTGGACTACCAGGTAGTGTTGAACCTACATTACTTGGATTTGGTACTATTTCTTCATCAAACGAATCACTTACACCTGCTCCAAATCTTAATTCAGTTCTACCATCAGCCCTTATAAAAGTTTTAAATCGTCTTGGAGTTTTTAGAAGTTTTAAAAGATATGGTGCCTCATCACTATATTGTGATAGTTCAGGATCATTAGCTGCAGTATTTTGTACAGAATCAAATATCGTGTCTTGTGCTAAAAATGGAACCTCTTTCCAAGTATTACCATCACTATCTGTACAAGATATTATTTCTAATACATTCTCACTTCCTAATATAATCCTTTGATATTTTTTAGCACTTCCAAAACTAAATTGTTCTTCGGTAATCGTTCCACTTACAACACCTACCGTTTTCTTTAGTAGATAAAAAGTTGGGGCTGTTCCTGATGTTTCATAAATACTTACCGTAGTTGGGTCAAAAGAACTTGAGTAAGAAAAGTTGACATTTTCTCTTATCCTAAATGTAGTCGTACCAGTAGAAGCCAATGTTCCTTCATTAACTTGTAGTGCATAATTGTAATTAGGTCTCACATTAACACCCGTACCAACTGCTGGTACTATTTGAAATATATCAAGGTTGGTAAATGATGGAGACGACAACTTAGGTTTATATCCAAATGATTGTGCCATTTCAAATAAAGTTTTTGTGTCTTCTGCATAAGCTAATAATTGTTCTTTGAATTGTGAATCTACATAGTATGACAAAACATCACCAACATAGGATGCCATTTCAATAAACATCATACCAGGTGATGCTTCATTAAAATCATTATATGTGTTTGGATAGTATTGTTTTGCAAACTCGATTAAATCAGAACGAAATCCTGAAAAATCTTTGTTTAAATATCTTACTTCTTTTTGTGCTGGCATCTATGTTCTCCTATTCACCTACAAGAAAATTCAGAGTTATCACTTCGTGTACTGTTGGTTGTATTGCTAAAGCAAATTCAATAAGTATGTTTAATTGGTGTGGTTCGGCTTCATCCCTTTCCACACTTATATTATTTATAGTAACATGAGGTAACCAAAAGGCTATCGACTCTTCTATTTCAGACCTAACAGATTCTAACAAATCATCACTCATCGGTTCGAATAAAACTTGTAATAATCCACATCCAAACTCAGGTTGTCCAACCCTCTCACCTTTATTTGTCAAGAGTAAATTTCTAATATTACTACTTGTCTGTGTGAGTGTTGTAGATGTACCAGGAAAAAAACCTGAACCATTTATGTGATCCATTGGTAAAGATATACCAATTTTCACATCAGGGTTTAAGTCTTTTTCTAATACTGACAACTAATTTCTCCTATGGTCTAAAATGACCATCCTTTTTCTTATTAATAGCTTTCATCAAACCACTGTAATCTCTTGTTAGTGCGTTTACAACATCGTCACCTACTTGTTCAGAACTTACACCTTGTGCCTTCAATGATTCTACTGCTCCAACTTGTCTTCTTTTTTCCTTACCTTGTTCGGTATTTTTCATCATTGGATTTCCACCCATCAATTCATGTACTCTATCTGATGTATAAGTTCCACCACCCATTGTTGGATATTCACCTTTATCACCTTGTGGTACACCACCGACAGTTTCATTTAAGATTTTATTAAGAGCTGGATTTTTTGTATATTCCTTAAACTCTTTTTTCTTAGGTTTTGGTTGTTGGTACTCTTGTTCTGCTAATTGAGTTAAAGAGGATGAGACTTCATCTTTTTCTGTGGAACGATTTGCTAATGCTTTCTTTCCTTCATTAATAAATATCTCATTTACCTGTTTATTAACTTCTTTACGAACTAATCTCTCTATTATCTTTATTAGTTCTGTTTTCTTCATTATAGACTCCTATTCTATATTATTGTACTACTGATTATACCTGGTATAACAGCTGGTGGTTTGATAACCGTTCCTGTAAAAACTGTAGCTATAAAAGATGCAGTAATTATAGTTGCCATAGTATCACATACATCTTCTATACTTCCACCACCCATTCCAACTGCTACTGCTGGTGCTAAAATCGGTGGAACTGACATTACACTTGCTCCTAATGCTGAATGAGCTGGTGTACCAAAATTTATCATTAAAGCTGCCGCGGCTACAATACCTGCTGTAATCTGTGTCATCGTTGGGTCGTTCGCAGTAAAACTACTCAATATTGCCGCCTTCAATGGTCCTTTAGCTCCTCCAACACCACTTACCTTTAACTTAAAACCTAACGATGTTGGGTCAGGTACAGGTGATGGTACTGCTGGTGAAAGTGCTGGTGTACCAATTGGTACTATTTCTGCATCCCCCATAAAATCTATTATAGCTGTCGCCATTCCATCGGCAGAATCTGATTTACTTGATTCACCATCTTGTGCTAGTTTACTATAATTATCAATCAATCCTTGTTTAAGTTTTTTTTTATCCAGTCCCACTAAACATCCACTTTTGTTAATATGTTACATATTCTTGCCCGTATGGTTTCCACTCCAGCCTCCCATGCAGTAATTAAAGCTTGATTTGCTGGGCCACTACTAATAGGTCCACTTGGGCCGGCTCCTGTGGCTATCCCATTTAAATCTAAAATCGTACCACCCAATTCGACAAAACTATTACAAATACTATCTAATAAATTAGCCAATTCTTCACCGAATACTAAATGTTGTTCCTTAACATCATCACGACCTTTTATGTATATAACAGCTTCATCATTACTACCACCTATTTTAAAGTAACTTCCGTTGTCCGTGTATAATCCTGCACAATCATCAAGATGAACATTAGCACCTTTACAACTTTCTAAGTGTGCCTTATCATCAAGTGTTAAAAAAGATGGACATTCACTTGACAAATATATTACATCAGGTCCTCCTTCTTTACCACCCTCTCCTAAATCTAATCTTGAATTACCAGGCGTTATCAAACTAATACCACCTGGTCTCATATCCATTGATGTAGCACCGCCTGTATTAATATTCATTCCATCATCAGCATCAACTGTAAATGCCTTCTTTGTTGAGAATCCAATACCATCGTGACTAAATCCAAGTATCTTTCCTCTCTTTGTATTGAATGTGATTCTATCTGAATTAATTGTAATTTGTTTCCCACCAACATTTGGTTGGTCATCCTCATGAAAAGATGACATATAGGAATGGTCATCAGCATTAGTTTCCTCTATATCAAGATTTACCTTTTGGTCTGTAGTCATCCATATAGAACTACCATCTGAATTTATGTTTTCTTCTGCAGGTTTGAAGTTTGTATCTTCAAGTTCTTGTCTTAAATTTTGTTCATCGAATAACTGAGCATCTGTTAGTTGTCCAACTCTCATCAATATGTTTGGAGAGTCTTGAGTAGATGTATCATCTCCATGTGCACCTTCAACTATTGCACTTCCAAATCTTATTGTATTACCAAATCTACCCTCAAGGGTCATATCACCTTCTCTTGGTATTAATCTCCGTACTTTTTCATCATTACCAAAGTCTTTGTTTGCCTCAAAAAAGTCATATATGAAATCATCATCAATCATTTTTTGGTCTCTAAAGCCACTTGTACCTGGTATTATATTTGCATTAACACTACCTAACATTGATACAACAGGTAAATAATAATGATTGTTTAAATATTTTACAATAACCACATGCTCATTTCTTAATGGCATCTTTGTCATGTTCATATCAAGAGGTTGGTATATTTTTAATTTTGCAACAATCTTATCTTTTTCAGATTGGTGTGGTCTCGCCTTAATGCAACCTAATAAACCCCAAATCTTTTCACCTTTGTCATTTTCAGGTAATTTTTCTTCAGAATCAAAAACTTCTAAGACTTCTGCTATTTCAAGTTCGTAGTATTCCCAACCTTTAGGGTTTTGTGTATTTGACTTTACTATTTGCCTAACACGACCTTGTGTTGGCACTCCACTACCATCTTTATCATATGTAGTTTTTTTAGGGCCCGAATCAGAATATTCCGAGCTTGGTGTCCAATGACCCATTTAGTTTCCTTTGACTTTTTCTACTTCGTCTGTTATTTCATCTGTTTTACTTTGTAAATCAACTACTACATCATCAATACTTTTCAGTAATTGTTCTTTTTCATTATCCGATAATCCAAACTCTGCCTCTGCTCCACCCTTATTTTCGTTGGCTATTATTCTCTGAACAATACCAGCAAGTTTAACGAGTTGTTCATCATTTTTCACATTTATTTCTAAATACTCTTTAATCATTGGGATTAGTTGAACGGCCATATCCCCATCTTTGATGAATCCTGTAACTTCCTTTACCAATACCTCGAGCTGGTGTTTATTATGTTTGGAATTATTGTATATATCTTCAAAAAGTGATGATAGTGATTTACCTTTAAACAGTTCATATTCAGTTGACATATCTAATCCTATGTTGTTTATTGGTACAATAACTCATAAATAAATAGTAAAAACTCCCAAAGTTGATTCATATATATAGCTTAATGAAAGTTTTTGGGCTAGAATATTTATATATACTCGGGCATTCTGTCTGAGTACAGAACTGAGGAAGTTAAATATCCCTTTTCTGTTTAGTGATAAGAAACAAACAACGGGAGAAAACAACAATGAAGGAAATCATAACACTCGTAAAGGGTTGGGTTGATGACTTAGCTCATCTACTTATGTCCTTTGTTGCTATAGGTGCTATATCCGAAGTAATCTTCGGTACTGGTGTCTTTGGCGTTAATGTTATTGGTAACCTAACACTAATCATAAATAAATTCGGCGAATCCGGTTTCGCTGGGTTAGTCGCTTTATTGGTGTTAGTGGGTTTATTCCGTAAATAGCTATTATCGGTGCACAGAAAAGGGGGAATCTATTTCCCCCTTTTTTTTGCCTTAAATTATGTATATTATGAGTTTATAAGGATATTTATTAACGATTGATGTGTTTATCAATCATAACGCGTTATTAATGGAGAGTATTATGAAATCAATACTTACAGGTATACTTTCTTTATTTATCTTTTTTGGTGCTGTTCCTACAGCTAATGCTTCAGATATGAACATGGCAGGAATGGAAGAAGTCAAGAAGAAGAAAAAGAAAGGTAAGAAGATAGGTGGTAAGAAAGGGAAGAAATCTAAGAAAGGTTTTTTCTCTAAAATCTTCGGAAGTAAATAATCTTAAAACAAAAAGGGGAATAAAAATTCCCCTTTTTTATTGCTTAGAATTTAAAAAAATCCTTGTAGTCATCGGCGTAAATTTTACCAACAAAATATAATACTACAAAGGTAATCCCTAATCCTATATACAAACCAATCATAATAACCCCTTATTTTAGTTGTAATTTCTGTACCCAATCAGGTACATTCTTTTCCATGTAATGTTGTATGACAAATGCTTCTACTATATGAGTAAAAAACCAAAAGAATGTTAATAGTGGAACAAATATCTGATAATCCATATCTAACTTACTTATACCCAACCAAGTTAAAAATATCATACCAATTGATTTGGTTAAAAATCCCATTCCACTAAATCCCAAACTCATTATACTTCCTCGTTGCATCACAATATAAATTCCTACACATAGATGCATGAGATTTAGAAACACTGGTGCTAAAACACCTAAAACAATATATTCAATCATCAGTACTCCGTTATTTAAAAACTATCGGTAAAGTATACTTTACTGTGACAGGTCTACCATTTTGAATTGCTGGATGATAAGAACTACTTCGTACTTTATCTAACACTACTTCATTAAGGTCAAGATTAAAGGTATCTCTGATAACAGGATTCTCTACTTCTCCCTTTTCATTTATAAAAAAATCCACAACTATTTTACCTTGTGGATTAATTTCTCGAATCTCTTGTCTAATGTCGTAGTATGTAAGTACGAATGGTACTTTGGGTTGAGGTAATTGACTCTCACCATTTGGTAAGTCTTGGGCTGTCAATAAGCCCATTAGCATTAGGTATGCTAGTGCTCTCATCGGTTTTCTCCTTTATTTAGTGATAAGACTATGTTTCCGGTTTCGTAAAAAGTTTCCACTTTTCAAAACATAATTATCTTATATATTTAGAAAAAACACTTTTATTTTCTTATTTTGTGTTAGTTTTTTGTTAGATTGTTAAACTTTTTTCATTTTTATTTCTAATTGAGTAATTAGATTATTTATCTTCTCAAGTTTAGGATGATTAGGATTTTTTTCAATTAGTTTATCTTTTGTAATCATCAACTTACCATATGCCTTTTGTAAATCTATAAGAGCAATTCCTTTCATAGTTCTTCTGTAATATAAATAACTTAATGCTTCATCCTCTGCTTCAGCACCACGAACACCAGCAACTGCGGTTATCTGTTCTACTTCTCCGTATATGGTATCTTCTATATCTGTTATCTCAACCCAAACCGTATTATCCCACATAGCATCTAAATCTAAATTATCTATCTCTGCTAATGCTTCTTGTGTATCTATACTATCTTGTTTGGCTTGTTCTATCTGTCTGATTCTATCTCTTTCAGCAAATTCCCTATCTAAATTTACTGTACGGATTGAATCACATTCGGATATCCACCCACCATAACCTTTCCAAGCAGGTGAACCTTTATAATCTCTGTACTCTGTATCATCACAATCTTGTCCGTATGCAACATCTCGTTTAAACTCAGATGTTCTCGTGATGCCTTGGTCTGCAAAGACTTGTTCGTCTATTTGTGAATACATAACACTTACTAACAATAATGGTAAGTATTTCATTTTTCTCTCTGTTGTTCGATTCTTTTTTTCTTTTTGTATTTCTTTATTGTTTGTTTCTCGTCTAATTCCCAAATAAGACAAGCTCCTAAACAAATAATGATTAGAGGTGCCCAACTCATAATATTTCTATTTCGGTTCCAATACCTCTCTTAT